ATACTTGTGGACAAAGATTCGGCGTGCTGTATCAGTTCTTGCATGAACTAATTATATAACCTTTTGAATTATGTGTCAACTGATCCATAAATATAACACTATGCCTCGTTTGTCACTTTACCGCCCTACCCGAACTAGAGATTACCAATTTCTAGACCGAACTATTTCGGAGATGTATACTGTTGGTGGATTAGATCTATTTGTCCACAAATATCTTGGCCCAGATACCGGTGGGGAGGATTCGGCATTTTCGGGTAATGCAGACGCCACACAGCCCGTTTATGACGAATTGAATCCCATGAACATTCAAGACCTGCTGTTGTTAGAAAACAGAGATCGGGTGTATGACGATGATATCTATGTCATGCGTGGTGTGTATAACACTCAAGACATTGACTTTGATTTAAGCCAGTTTGGACTGTTCCTAAACAACGATACTTTGTTTATTACATTCCATTACAACGACATGATTGACACATTTGGTCGCAAGCTCATGAGTGGTGATGTTTTGGAAGTGCCAAATTTACGTGATTACAACCCACTTGACACAACTTTGAGTAGAGCACTGCCCAAATACTATGTGGTGCAAGATGCGGCTTTTGCGTCGGAAGGATTTAGCCAAACATGGTTGCCACACCTGTGGCGGGTGAAAGCCACACCATTGACTGATGCACAAGAATACAATAGTATTACCAATCAACCATTTGTGGCTGAATATATATGGGATTCGGGTGACTACTATCCACTGGGATCAATTGTCAATGCCGGTGATGTGTACTATCGAGCTAGAATCAACACGCCAGCCGGCATTGACATTACCAACACAACATATTGGTCTGAATATACTCCGCCTACCATCAGTGACAAACAAGGTACTCGTGCAAAGGATACACAAATTAATGATGCTATTCTCACGCAAGCTGATGTTGAGGTTCCAAAGTCTGGTTACGATAACACCCCGTTATATGTTGTGCCAACACTGGAGGATGGACAGCCGGCTAACCCTACCAGTTTGAATTCAGAAAGCGGTGACACAGTGGATGGCACACAAGGTGGCATGGATGTTTCCCCTCGTAATTTTGGGTGGACTTCGGGCTACTTGACCGGCGATCAATATGCGCCCAATGGACTACCGGTCACGGCAGGAGTGACATTTCCACTTTCGGCAGTGGCTGGAGACTATGCATTGAGATTAGATTACTTCCCAAATCGTATGTTCCGATACGATGGTGCTCGTTGGATTAAAATCTCTGAGAATATACGCACCGATCTTAACAATGGATCAACCAACAATACTTTACGCAGTAGCTTTGTTAACAATACATACACTGTGCCAACAACAGATCTTGGTAACGTTCCAAGTCGTCAGAGTTTGAGTGACTTGCTCAAACCACGTGCAGACAATGGTGATCAAAGTGGCGGGTTAGCGCCAAAGCCAGCCCCTGACACAAGACCTGGTCAGAAATCGAGCTAACAATGCAACAATTTTTTTACGACGAACAAATACGTCGCTTTCTGCTACAGTTTACTAGAATCTTTTCCGGATTCCAGGTAGAGTACGGTCGCGAATCAGACAACCCTAACGTGGCTGCTTTGATACGTGTGCCTATTCGCTATGGTGATGCAAGCCGCAATGCTCAAACAATTATTCAGGATAACTCAGCCAACAGTTTGCCAAGTACGCCATTAATGACTTTCTATATCACCGGGTTGGATTATGACCGTCCAAGAATGCAAGAACCGTATCATGTGAGCAAACGAGTTGTTCGTCAGCGTACATACGATACAGAAACAGAAACCTACGAAACCACCCAGGGCAATGCATTTACTGTGGAAAGGTTAATGCCGGTGCCATATAAAATGTCATTGTCCCTGGACCTGTGGACATCCAACACCAATCAAAAGTTTCAACTGTTGGAACAAATTGTTACCTTGTTTAATCCTTCGTTAGAACTACAAAGCACTGATAACTTTTTGGATTGGACCAGTTTAAGTGTTATTGAATTAGAATCAACACAATGGACCAGCCGAACTATTCCACAAGGTACAGAAAATCCCATTGATATTGCCACATTGAAGTTTACCTTGCCCATTTGGATCAGCTCGCCTGCCAAGGTCAAAAAATTGGGTGTGGTCGAGCGTGTGATTGCCAGTATGTACGATTCTCAAGGTGACTTTGTGGATGCTATTTTGCACAACGACCTGTTGTTGGGCACACGACAAATGATCACACCGTGGATGTACAAACTGGTTGTGATTGAAAACAAGATTCAGGTGTTGTACAATCCTGTGGTGGTGCCCAATGGCAGCTACGAAGATCTAGATCCCACTGCTATTGTAGCAGACTCGCCATTGTTGTGGCCTGCGGTGATCAATGCGTATGGCGCACTACGTCCAGGTATTAGTCAAATACGCCTGAACAATCCTCCTACCACTGAGGACACTGCCAATCCCATCATTGGCACCATTGTGATTGACCCCAATGATGATCGACTGGTACTGTTCAATGTGGATCAGGACACTGCACCGCAGAACACACTTGATCCTATCACGGCAATTATCAATCCCTTGGCCAGTGCGCCCGGAAGCGGATTGCCTGTGCCTACAACAGGGCAACGTTATTTGTTAACAGAATCAACAGGCAATTACGATAACACTGCTAATCCTGAAGCATGGCTAGGCGATCTTGGGCAGCCCCTGGTTGCCATGGCCAATGACATTATAGAATGGAATGGCACACGTTGGCGCATTGTGTTTGTGTCTGCTGATGCCACTGCTGTACAGTATGTCACAAACATTACCACAGGCACACAGTACGAGTGGACCGGCGAAATGTGGATCAAATCATATCAAGGTATCTATCCTGGAGGAACCTGGTCTCTTGTGTTGTAGCAATAATGTGGAAAAGTATTTTTTTTATGATTTATATCCTGGAGGCACGTGGAGCCTAGTACTGTGAAAGCGGTGGGTGTGTGGTTTTTGAGTCAGGCAACTGGCCGATACCTGTACTTGTTGCGAAACGACTCGAAACATCCAGGATCTTGGGGACTGCCTGGCGGCAAGATTGAAACTGGGGAAACCTTGTTGGGTGGTATGGAACGTGAGTGTGTGGAAGAGCTTGGTAGTTTTCCTGCCTACACTAGACTCATGCCGTTAGAAAAGTTCACATCAGCTGATGGCATATTTGAATATCACACCTGGGTTTGTGTTGTTGACTTGGAATTTATACCAATACTCAACAATGAGCATTTGGGATATGCCTGGATTGATCAAGGAACTTGGCCAAGACCCATGCACCCTGGCTTGTGGTCAACTGTGAATTTAGAAAGTATTCAGACCAAACTTGCGTCTATTGAGAATGCCATGCTTCTGTCTGTTAGAAAGTAAACAGGTTAAATGTCACTAACCCAGCAGTTAGCAACAACAATCCACTCCAAATACCCAATGCTGTATAATATGTAGACAGCGGTGTTCCAAAATATCTATTGCCCACAGCAACACATTTATGAGTGGGGCTTATCAAGTATCCAACATAATCAACGGCAAAGAACCACACAAAGTACTGAACTCCAAATACCTGTGACATCAACACTGCAAATGCCACATATTTTCCGCTACTGCCCATCAAGAAACTTGCAAGAAATCCAACGGCACTGATAGTTAACATGCCCATGAATGTAGTTGGGTCCAGTGCGGATCCAGTTATCCATGCTTTATAAACAGCTTCATTGGATTTAAAATAATTTCCTAACACAATAGCCAGTGCCACAATAACAACCACTTGCCAGTTGATGTAACTCAGTAACTTTTTGTAATCCCATGTTTGTGTCAGCAAGCAGTAGTACAGTGCAAGTAATCCAAAGATTTCAAACACATTCTTGTCGCCCCCGCAGTAAATGTAAACACCTATTGCAACAAAGAACGGCACAACATTCCGTAGAACAGCAGAGATTTTAAACTCGCCTGTGTGGTTGATATGGATGTCTTCTTCTTTGACCATGAAGAAAATATACCCTGCGACAAATGCTAGCGACACAGCCAACAAAGGCCAGATCATTGCCATCCATGCAGCATAGGTTAGCCCAAATGCCGCTATGGGCAAGATAACAGTTTTTTCCAGTGGGCTCCACAAGTAGTAATGGTGAGTGGCAAGGTAATCTACAATGCCCATCTTTTCTCTGCTGTGCTCGTGGTCACTGGTCATGGTATCTAACACGCCGGCGCTTACAGT